GTTAGAGTTACATCACTATAAGAACCTGCGTCATAGTTTTGACCAGCAGAAGTAATTGGAATCTGAGAAGAGGTTAATACTTTTTTTACTAGTTTGTAGTTATTGTACCATTTGCCTCCCTCAATAGACAAATCTAAAATATTTTTTTCTGCCGCTACAAATCCCAATACACCTAAACTGGGTCTATACATACCCAATTTAACGTCATTAACAAATCCAAGTGATGGAGCAGATCTTGTGCCATCACCAAGTTTTAAATTACCTGTAGAAAGATCACTACCCCCCTGAGAGATGCTAAAAATTTGATCACCAATTTGATTGATCTTCTGCCTTTGAAGTTCAAAGGTATCAGTTCTAGCTACTTGAATTGCTGGCATTTTTTGTTAACTCTCTAAGTAAAAATTTGAGCTCAGAAACTTCATTCTTCAACATATTTATGTCGTCCAACGCGGAACTCAGTTGTTTTGATTTGCGTCTTGCAATGATCGCAGAATCGTCCAAATTAATGATGGCACCAGTGTTTTGGTCTCTTACGAGACCATCGTGCCCCTTAACTTTGATATAGTCCATACGCGGAAATTAGAATGCAGCAACAGCGCGAATGTCTTGAATCTTAGGAGCAAATGCAGGATCAACACCAAGCATTACAATTTTGATAGCAAAAGAGGAATACTCCTCAATATCAGATACACTATACTTGAGGTCTTGGTAAGAAGATTGCTTCTCAACAACACTTGAAATAGTGTTTTCTGTAGTTGCTAGTTCTAATGTATCTGGTTGTCCATTTCCATTGAACAATACCCAATCAATATCCTCAAAGTTTTCTTGACTAGATGCTTTCTTAAACTTATAGAGAACTTGGATATTTGCAATGTCCTTGACATTTGCCATTAGATGTACATCAATTGCAGTTGCTGGGTTGTTAATAACAACTTCTTTAGTTACATACTTAGCAACTGCCGAACCATTCTTAGAAGTATTTTCAGCAACAAAGTCAATACCATTTGTATATGTGACTTTACCTACCTCTAGATAATTTGCTTCTTCATCTGGTTGGTTTGGATACTTGATAAAGTCTCCTACTCTGAAGATGTCTGCAATCTGGTCACCAACAACAGCGTTTCTGTTATATAGAGCACTATCAATAATTCTATCAGTGTAATTATCATTGATTGGTTTAATATCAACTCTAGCAGTCAGTTCTTGAGTTTGACTGTTCCAGATGACAGTCTTACCAGTAATAATATTGTCATAAGTCTCAAGAATAACAGATGGATTACGTGCTACAATAGTAGAACCATCATCAATAGATGCGAATACTTGTGTTGGGTTAGAATCAACACTGACATTTGTCAATTGTGCTTGGTTTCCTAGAGAAACAAGTTCTCCTTTTTGGAAGAATTGACTTGTCTTGACTCTCACATAAACAACACTACCATTGACTCTGGCAATAGTTCCAGTTGTCTTAGAAGTTTGTCCTTCAATTGTTTGATTAGCTTGAATTTCAGTTCCAGCATTTCCTGCAAGATCAAACTGATATACAGGATAGAACTCAATAACTTGATCTCTTCTACCAAATCTAGATTCTTGACCAGTAGCATTTTCAATTCTATTGCTTACTGTTTTCACAGATGCACTAGAAAGATCAATGATTGGAGAAAGATTACTAGATGTGGAAGATAGTTGCATCTTGTAAGTTAAAGACCTTTCAAGACTGTTTAGAGTTTCATTAATCTCAGAAGCAATCATCTTCTGGTTTGTAAAGTAATGTGGTTCATTCAAGAAAGTTCTTTCATATTCTGATTGTGAATATGAAGTATAATTTGTAGTTGTTGAATCTACAGGAACTACATTGGTTGTCTTAACAGAAACATCTAATGTTGTGCCTGCGAATGTCAAGTAATGAACTTGTGGATATAGAGTCTCAAATTTTCTGTTGTGACTTGCATAAACAGAGGTTCCACCACCAAGAGAGTTGCCTGCAGCTTGAGATGGGGAAAGAACATTATAAGAGTCAATACCAGAATTAGTAACTTGGAACAAGTTACTATTAATAGTGGAAGCAGTAATACCACCTGTCTCTAGAGCAGTTCTATAGAACACATAAGATTTACCACTATCTTCAAAACCATGATCTCTATGATTTACTTTAACAACTGCATTGTTATTCTTGAATAGTACAGATGTACTAGCAGAATTGGAGCTTGCATTTGTTTCAATTGGATTTGCATCTAAAAGTTCATAACCAAGGTTGACGTTCTTAAGAAGAAGTTCTGCAGGTCTAGTAGTATCAAATTCTGCTCTGTAAAGAGTGAACTTAAGATCTTCAAAAATATCTTCTGTCCAACTTTCGGTATTCTGAGAACGGTATACCGAACCTAGTGATGGTTGTGTTGTAATAACCGTACTTGTAGCAATGTCAGTTTCACCCAGTCTAGAAACCCACAGTTCATAATCAGTAGAATCAGTTTCTACTACTAGAGCGTACTCTGTATCATTCTGTAGATAAACAGGATAATCAAATGCAAAGTGTGTAGGTGTTGTGGAGTTTGTTACCTCTCCTGCATCAACCGCTACACCCATTCTAACCGCTGGTGTGTCAATCTCAATGAACGTTTGGATCTCACACCCACCAGCACCATTTCCAACGCCTTTAACGACCACGGAAGGCGCTTCTGTGTAACCAAAACCACTTAGTGATACCTCGGCATTATAAATTTTACCATTGGAGACTTCAATACTTGCAGTAGCAGTAGATCCACCAGGTAATTGTGGACTCTCAATAGTAAGAATTGCACTGTCGTAATTTTGACCAGTGTTAGTAATTCTCATTCTAGACACTTTACCACTGTCTTTTGCAATAGCAAGAACAAGGTCTGTATTGTTCAATGCATTTGCTTCTGTAACAGAAGGAATAATTAAATCTTCATTCTGTACAAAAGATTTGCCATTGTGGTTACTTAGAACAACAGTATAGACTTGCTCATTAGTGAGACTATACTTACCAGATGCAGTCGCAACTAGCTCTACGTTGTTCTTATCAAAGATTTTAAGAATAGGACCAGATGCAGCAGAAGATGCACCTGTTACGTTTTCACCCTTATAAACTGCTAGATTACCACTAGCAAAACACTTGAGGAACGTATTTGGAGAAAGAGTCTTTTCAGAACCAGGAACAATATTCTTAGCTGGTTTTTCTGCATCAACATTAGAAATATATGCTTTTACTGGAATGTTAGTGCTCTTCTTGCTGAAGAACATATCAACACCAGTAACAAAACAACCACCATCTAGATTTTCAACCTTAAATGTTTGTGCAAGAGGATTAGGTCTGATAGGATTATCAGTATTACTTTCAATCAACTGAACACCTTCATTAGACTTAAAGTAAGAAGGTTTGGTAGATACAATGCTAGCAGGATTTTCTGGAAGAAGACCAGTAGCATAATACTTGACTTCGGTATAACTATCTACTTCTTCTTTAGGAGCATTAGTTGCACTGGAAGTAAATCTGAAAGTTAATACGCCAGAAGTAATTGATACTTCCTCAGCAGAAGTATCATATGGTAGAGTATCTACATCACCAGTCCAGGTTGCATTCTCAAGTGGAGGTAAACCAGCAGGAACAACAATTAGTCCGCTAGCATTACCATACTCATCAGTTGTGATCTCACCATTAAATGCAGATAGAGAGTTACCAGCAATACCTGTAAATCTTAGGTCTGGGTTTACCCAGCGACCAATGTCTCTTCCCTCTAAGAAGACATACATCTTCGTATTAGGTTTCATTCGTCTGATAACATATCTGACAGGAATGCTTCTAGCAAAGAATGCTAGAGAAGTTGAAACTAAACTCTCACCAACACTCTTAGTTTGAACTCCTTTTCCTACTTCATTATTTTGAGGACTAATATTAGAAGAACTTGCAACAGATGCACTAGCAACAGAAGTTACAGCTTGTTGTGTATTAACCTGACCTAGAGAATTAATAGTAGTAAAGGATGTAGATGTTCCAACCCAGTTAACTACAAAAGAATTGTACAAACTGGAGAAACTTTCTTTAACATTTTCTTTTGCAAGGAAGATGTTAAACAGATCAGTGTTAGTATCTACTACCAATGGTTCTTCAGTTTGATCATACCAATGATCAATAGATGGGGAAATTTCTCCATCACCAACATATTGAAGAACAACAAATGGATTTGGATTTAAAGTCTTAGATGCAAAATCATTTCCTAGTAAATTTAAAGGAGAGAAAGGTAGGGTTACCATATCTCCAGACTTCTTATAACCAGAAACAGATCTTTGATCTTCTCTTACGTTTACCTCTTCTAGATTTACAGAATCTTCTTTTGCTTGAGGACGTAAGACACTTTGCTGACTGTCTACTGCACATCTGTAATCAAGAGAAGAAAGATTACCAACCTTGTGTGCTTCAAAGTTATCAACAAAGAATCCAGACTTAAATCTATCAAGTCCAATTTCATCCTTAACTTGCATATTGAGAGCTTGCTGCTCTAGAATGCTAAGTGTGGTATAATACTCAAGACGCTCAATGCGTTTCTCTAGTTTACCGATGTCACGCATTGTGTAACGACGGTTATCAACTGGAGTAA